GCCTTTTTTATTTCATCCAAAGATCGTAAAGCTCAAAGGCTCCCGCCTTTTTAGCCACTGTGAAGTCATAACTGCGCATGACGCCGTTGATCCGAACGTTCCCGGTAATGTGCCAGCATTCTTCCCAGCCGAGCTTCTTCTTGTCCGGCTTGCCTTTCTTAGTCTTTCGAACCGGCTCCTGCCGGGCGTAGCCGGCCTCAAACATTGCCTGCATCGTCTTGGGCGACATCAGGACAGCGGCTTTAAAAGGCGACATGCCAGTGGCGATACTATGCTCCATGCTGGCATACTTGACCGCCACCGGAGGCAGTCCCTCATGCCGCAAGTCCTTGCCGCCTCTGGCTTGGTACGTCTCAAACGCCACTCGCGCGCGTTTGCTTACTGACCCACCCGCTTCTTTCCACTGCTTTGGCAGCGTGGCGGTCTTCAGCCCCTTCTTCCGATTGAATGTAGTTTTCCCCGGATACTCCCGCATTTGCGGCGCATCCGACGCATCCGACGCTTCCGGCTGCTTGCCGTAGGTGTATTGGCCATCGTCCTCACGCGGCTGGCCGTCCCAGAAGGCGGCTACTTGGCCGTCCCCTGGCGCTTCCAAAAAGACGGCGGCAGCGCCCCGTTGAGGAACCCGGCCAGCAGCGCCCCTTGCAGCGCGTCCTCGAACGCCTTCGCGTCCATGCCGTCCATCACGCCGGGGAGCGACGCCAGGAAGGCCGGGGCGCGCTCCTTGAACCTCTCGACCAGGTCGTCGGCCTCCGGGTCCAGGTCGCCGAACGCCTTCCGGATCGCGGTGTCAATCGGCCGGCGCCAGGCTTCGAGCGCCTCCGTGTCCACCATGCGGCCGACAGTCGCCCAAATCACCTTGTCAATGGCCTTCTGGGCGCCGCGGCCATGGCCGTCGTCGCTCATGGCCATGCGGCCGCCATCGCCGTCCGGACGTCGCATCATCGGGAACGCGCCCATTGGCGGCGGCTCCGGCTCGCGCTCGTCCAGCTCCACGCCGTAGGTGTCCATCACGTATTCGCGGGTCAGCTTGCAGCCCGCGGCCGCGGCGATCTTCGCGTCGCGCTCGGCGCGGACGTTCAGGTCCTCGGCCTTCTCGCAATCGATGACAAAGCGCAAGTCGCGGGTGTCGGCGAGGCCGTATTTCGCCTGGCACAGCCAGTCCACCAGCCGGTTCTGTATGACTTCCTCCAGCATGGCGCAGTCCGCCTCAAGGATGTCCTGGCGGACTTCCTCCTGCATGCCGCCCCGGGACAGGCCGCTGCCCCGGTCGCTCGAAGCCAGCTGCCCCAGAACCACCAGCGTCATGAGCTCGTCGCAATAGCGCTGGTGCAGCTCGTAGGCGTCGTTCCGCCCGATCGAGCTCAGGAGCTGCATCTCGGTCTCGGTGGTGCCGACGCCTGCGCCGCCGGAGCGCACCGCATGCAGGGATTCCATGAGCTCCTTGCGCTTCTTCGGGTCGCCGAAGTCCCCGGAGGGTATCTTCGCCAGCAGGAAGGGCATGCCGAAACGCTCCAGGAAGTGGTTCCAGTCGGTGAAGGCCGCGTACTTGAACAGGTGCAGCCAGAGCAGCGTGCGCATCAGCCCCATGCGGCAGGGCAGGCCGGCGGCGCCGTCGTTGACCAGGAACAGGATTTGCGCGCGGTGGAACTCGACCAGGGGGATGGGCTGCCCGGCCGCGCTGGCCAGGGCCGGGTTGCCGCCCTCGTCGAAGAGCCAGCGGTCGTTCGAAATCGGCCGGAAGCCCGTGACCGCCGCGCCGCCCTCGGCCCAGTCCACCGCCACGCCGGCATAGCCGTGGCCCACGGCCGCCAGGAGCCAGCCCATGGCCTTCTGCAGGCCGGCGCCCGCCAGCATCCGGGTGATTTCCTCGGCGACCTCCGGCTGCCCCTCGCTCTGCACGCGCCAGGGCTTGGAGAGCGCCGCCAGCCGCCGGGTGTTCAGGTGGGCGGCGAGGATCGGCTCCTTCTCCAGCAGCGTCGGGAACAGCGCGGCCTGCTCGCGCGGGTCGCCGGCGTCGGCGTCGTTGATGATCTGGACGAGGCGGTCAGGCTTCAGGCGGTACTTGGCCGCCTCCAGAAAATAGGAGACGGACGCCAGCTTCAGGTCGTCGGACTTGTCGGCCCCGGTCAGGGCGCGGCGGCGGGCGGCGCGGGAAAAGCGCAGGATCGTCTGGGCGAGGGACATTTTGGGGCGCTCCTTGGAAAAAAACGCACTGGCGGGAAAATAAATCCTCTGCCAGTGCGCCGGGCGTCAACCAAAACGGCACTTGTCTCAGAAATACTTCGACCATGCGGCGGCGCCGTCGTCGCGCCAGGCGGACGCGCCCTCGACCTTGTATTCGCGGGGCCTGTCGGCCTCCATGGCCATGTAGCGCAGGGCGTCCATGGCGTGGTCGCGGTCCTGCTTCGGCACCTCCTTGGCGTTGCGCCCCTCCTTGGGTTCCTCCCAGCTGTAGTCGTAGAGCTCGGCGATGGTGTTGATGCAGTCGCGGGAGATGTACAGCCGCGGCCTTCCGTCGCCCGCGGGCATGAAGCGCTTCTGCACAGCCTGGATGCCGGTGTAGACGTCGTTTTTCGCCTCTTCGTTGCTGATGCCGTTCAGGTTCAGGAACTCGCGCGCCTCGGCTCCGGCCGGGTCGGCCACCGTCGCGAAATGCCCGCTCTCGGCCGCCTTGATTTCCTCGGCCAGGTCGGCGATCTGGGCGCCGGCCCGGTAGAGCTCGCGATAGACCCAGAGCCGCCCGTCGCCGTCCATCGCGCCCCAGAGGCAGCAGAACGGGTTGGTGAAGCCGAAGTCGATGGCGCGCAGGCGGCGCCAGTTCGCGCTACCATGCGGCAATTCGTCGAAGCAGTGCACGTCCGGGTCGAACATGTCGTAGACCGCGCCCTCATTGCTGCACCACTCGCCCATCAGCATCCGGCGCCGCATCACGCCCGGGAGCGCCTCCAGCGTCGCGATGGTGTCGGCCGGCAGGTACGGGTTGTCGTACGGCGTCCATGACAGCCTCGCCCACGTCGCCGCGTCCGGAAGCGGCTTCTGCTCCCGCGCGTCCGCGCCCGAGGGCAGGATGTTCTGCACGCCCACCTGGTGCAGCCAGTGCAGCGGCCCCTTGGGGTTGCAGTCGAGGATCAGCTTGCGGGCCGCCCCGGGGATGTTCTGCGAGAGCCGCGTCAGGACCTTGGTGACCGTGTCCCAGCTGACCTGGGTGGCCTCGTTGATGAAGATGTGCAGGTACTCGTCCCCCAGGATCTTGTCCACCCGCTCGGCGTCGTCCAGCCCGCCGACGCGGATCATCGAGCCGTTCGGGAACCGCGCCTCCAGCGTGCTCTCGTGGTAGCGCGCGCCGCACGTCCCCGGCGGCAGTATCTTCTTCAGGCTCAGGTTCCAAATCGTCGTCCGCGCATGGTCCAGCCGCCACCTCGCCACCAGGACGCGCGCCCCCGGCCGCGACAGCGCCTCCTTGATCAGCCAGACCAGGATCACGTCGGTCTTGCCGCTCCGCGCGCCGCCGTCGAACAGGATGCGGCGCAGGGCCGGGTCCTCCAGGAGGGCCCAGCCCCGCTTCTGCTTCGGAAACAGCTTGTAGCGGCGAGGCTTCATGTCTCGATGATGAACACGCTGCACTGCTGCTGCGTCTCCGGCGCGGCCTTCTCGGTCAGCCCCAGGAGCTCCAGCGCCCGCATGTCGTCCTTCAGCTTGATCTTGACCTTCATGCCGTTCGGCGTGTCCTCCTGGGTCATCTCCTGCACCGCCGCCGACAGCGTCGGGTCGGCCACCTTCGCCGGATCGATGCGCCCCGACTCGTCCAGGTAGTCGGAGAGCTTCGCCGTCGCAACTGCGGCCAGGCGCCGGATGGCGTCGCGGGCGTGGAGGCGCTCGATCTTCAGCGCCTCGTCGTCCAAATAGGCGATGCGATTCTGGACGTCAACATTCCTCAACAGCCGCTCGGCCGCAGAAGCGGCGATTTCCGGCGTCTTCGGCTTGTACCCTGCCGCCCTATAGGCCCCCGCCCCATTGCGCCGGAAATCGCCCGTGTAGGCCAGGCAAAACGATTCCCAGCGCACATTGCGCAGGCGCCTCGCGCCGTCGTGGGCTTTTTCCGGGGTTCGGGTCATGGCTTGGCTTTCCCCTTAATCATGTCGCGCAGCTCCGGCTGGAGGGCGCCGGAGCGCAGGGCGTTGCGCTTGGCCGCGATGATCTTCTTGGCGGCCCGGATGTCGCGGTTCCAGACCTCGATGCACTGCCGCCGCGCCTCCTCCATGCGGGCGAGGTTCTCCTCGGCCTCGAACAGCTCGTCATGCAACCGGAGCCTGGCGCGCATGTCAGACCCGGAGCCGAAAGGCGTTTGCGACGGCGTTTGAGACTTCAATTTGGCTTGTTCATCCATCGGGTGGCCTCCTGGCGCGTCCTCTCAATCTTCCGGATATTCTCGACGATGACCTGGGTTCCGACGGCCTCCTCATCCAGTGGCGCCGCCGCTCCGCCTATGGCCTCGCCCAGGTGCGGCCAGCGCTGCGAGATGGCGAGGACGCGCTTGTGGACGGCCTGCTTGGTCATGCCGAGCCGCCCGCCGATCTCGGCGAGGGACAGGCCCGCCATGCGCCCCAGGAGCACGCCGCCGTTGACGGCGTCGTCCAGCGCGACGTCGGCCGCAAGGCGAAGCGCCTCCCGCACCATCGACGCC